CTTTGAGCTACAGGAGTTTGGAGCGAGATATCGGAATCGGACCGATGACACCTACTTGGAAGGAAGGAGTTTTACCACTAAACTAATCTCGCATAAAAATGGTGCCCTGTGACGGAATTGAACCGCCGATCCCCTCATTACAAGTGAGGTGCATTACCACTCTGCTAACGGAGCTTAAAAACTATTCAATGGCGACTCATGGGAGAATCGAACTCCCATAACAGGATAGACAATCCCGTGTAATAACCATTATACTAATGAGCCATATTGAAACACACTCTGACTAAACCCGGTAAGTTTTAGCGTTGGTCGACCTACTTAAATGTGCTTCAATATAGCAACTGATAGTGGCACAGCGTAGGAGAATCGAACTCCTATTGCAAGGATGAAAACCTTGAGTCCTAACCGATAGACGAACGCTGCATTAAAACTGGAGGTGTGAGTCAGATTTGAACTGACGGTTTTAGGGATTTGCAGTCCCTTGCATTTGACCACTCTGCCATCACACCACTATAACATGGCGGGTAGTATAGGATTCGAACCTATGCACCTTTACGGTGGACGGCTTAGCAAGCCGCTGCCTTCGACCACTCAGCCAACTACCCATTTCCGTTCTGAAAACCTACGACACCACCTTCTGTTTCAATTCTCTTAACAACATCTTCAAAGAGAATCGGAGTAAAGTCAGTTTGTTCTACACAAACACAATGATAGCGAGTATCAATCACCGACTTATAATCATAAGTTGAATCATATACTTCTTTCATAACTCTGTTACTATGCGTATGACCATGTATGTTAACACCGAATCGTCCAAGACTATCTGGGTGAAGAGGAATATGAGAAAGAATCATTCCATTCATTACATGGTACGCACGAAGCTCTCTGAAATGTTCACGGTATTCTTCATCTTTAAAAATATCATGGTTACCACGAATAAGAACTTTATCGCCGTTAAGCCTACGCATAATACCAAGGTTCTTACGGTTCATCACTACATCGCCAAGGTGGTATACTTTATCATTCTTTCCTACTCTTTCGTTCCAGAGTTTGACCATCGCTTCATCCATTTCATCAGGATCAGTCCATGGTCTAATCTTCACTCCTGTATCTTGGTGTGTGAAACGACAAACACCGGCGTGGCCGAAGTGTGTGTCACTTACAAGAAATACAGCTGGCATATTGTTCTCCTTATCTTATTCTACTATCAACAACTTTCTGTATTTGATTATGTGGCACACCTGAGATATAAATTCCAGGAGACTTTTGTCCTTTACCACTCTCATCGAAATAATTTATAAAACTAACATCATACTTTTCGAAATTTACATCCGTTGTTCGATAAGCACCAATCGTAATTACATGATTTGGTTTTCTCATCTTTTTAGAACGCACTTCTTTTAATATTGCACGAATGGTTTCAGCACCAAGACTAAACCCATACAACTCATAAGGCTTCTTAATTTGACTAATCAACTTAATAGCCTGTCTACTCTGTTCTGCATTGAATATATGCCAACACATGTTATGGTGATGAGCATATTCAATAAAAACCTTTTCATCAAACATTCTATTTGCACCACGAAACCCCAAAATGTAGGCATCACAAGCAAACACATTTGAAGAAAAGAACAACAATAAAAATATTAAGTTTTTCATAACTTTACTTATAATGGCGGGCAGAGTAGGATTCGAACCCACGGTGCTTTGACACACGGCTGATTTCAAGTCAGCTACCTTAGACCACTCAGACATCTGCCCATATTGAAACACACTCCAGAAATGTACTTCAATATTGGCAGGGGTAATTGGATTCGAACCAATGATGACGATTTCAAAGACCGTTGCCTTAGGCCTCTAGGCTATACCCCAACAAAAACCTACAAATTTTTAAAGAGCGGTAAAACAAAAAACCCTAGAAACTTTCGTTTACTAGGGTTTGTGATGATTAGATTTTATTCTAAATTACTACGATACACAAACCCCATTTGATCCAATAAAGCCGCTATTCTCATTTTTTGATGAGAGATAATCGGCCTGCCATGTCGGTAAGGACTGGCATCTTGGCGTTGAGAGTGTATGTATAGTTTTCATCATAGTCCTAGTATATATGCTTTTTTATCTATTGTCAAGCACTTATTTTACTATTACCTAAAAATATTTTTTACTTTACCCTTACATCACAATTCTTAACTACTTCACCATTAGGATGAACATAGGCAACAAAACCATTTTCATCTTTGAATGCTACGCCATTCCAAAAATACTGTTTTTTCTTAAAATGTGCAATCTGCTCTTCGGTGTATTCGCTGATATCAATCTTCATTTCACCTAAATGCTCTTGCCAATTGTCATCAGCTACACAAGCAATTCGCAAAGCTTCATCTTCAGTTTCAGATTCGACCACATGAACCATTCGAAAGATACCAATAGTTTCCACAATATATTTCATATTAATTACTTTTCATAGTAAGTCGTAAATTTAAAACCCATATCAGAAACATAACAGACGCCCAAGTTTGGAGCGTAAATGGAATTTGTAATACGGGAAACAAAGTATTCAAAGCAAAAATTGTAAATAGTGGACCAAAAATCAATAATAGTGCAATGAACAACATACTTAAAGCTACTGTACTAATTAAAATAATATTCTGTTTCATAATTTAATCTCATATGTTACATCGTAACCGCCTTTACGGTCAGTCCAATTATCAGTGTAATCCAGTTCCCAATCAATATCACATTCACCAAAAGAATCTTCAATAACTTGATCAAGGTCGATTTTACCGTCAGCTATATCCTGTAAAAACTCTTTAGCTTCTTCAGGTTCAAGCTCAGGGTAAATTTGCATCAACATGTCCGCTGTCAATTCCGTTTCATAGTGATAACTTACCTGATGCCACTCAATCTTGTTAATAATCATTTATTCCACCGTAAGTTTGGCAGTTTTTAAAGATTCCCAACGAAATGAACGCCAACCATTTACTTCAACATCAAACACAGCAATTGATTCATCATTCATTTTCTGACCAGTTCCTTTTGGAGTAAACTCTTTAGGAATTTTATTCAAATTCAAGGTACACTTCATCAAACGGTCTGTACCATCTTTCTTGGTAAAAGAAACATCAACCACCCCTTCATGTAGAAGGGTTCGAACACTACTGCGGAAAACTTCATCATTAAATTGTGTCATCACTTTTCTCCATCAATTCATTATTAATCATAGTAACACGTTCAATCGTCAATTTGAGGTAATCATCGAACCATTCTTGCGCTTCTACCGTTTTCTTGACAAAAGTACCGTAAATATCCATACCAATTAGATTTTTAGCATAAACGACAGGATCAGCAAAAACAGCTTCAAAGGTATCGTTCAATTCAATACCTCCTGAACCGTGTTTAAACAAAAGTACATTAAAGGTTTCACCTATATCTGTTCTACCTATCGTATCACCTTGCAAATGATCCTCATTAATCTTAAAGAATTTAAATTGAACTTTATTCTCATCCTTTTCATGAGGCATCAAATGAAAACCATCATAAGTGCTGGTTGCGATATTCATTAATTTCCTTTTTTATTTTATCCTTCTGGGTTTTACGGTCATAACACTTAGCCGAAACCTCATATCGCATACGATACTTTGGTGTACGCAAATCTTTGGCTATTACATTCTTACGTTTTAGTTCCATTTTGTTCACTCTGAAGTTTATTCAGTTTATCCGTTCCTTCACTTTTTAAACGGAACATGGTATTTTGGACATATTCAGCATGCTGAACTAAACTGACCAAAATCAAATTCAATTCATCCACATCCACATCGATACTGAGTTTAGGTTTTTCCATATTTCAAAATGTATTTAATGTTGGTTCAAAATAAGATATTAATTCTCGCTCACGCTGGTGAGCAGGTTTACGGCCACGCACAACTTCTAGCACTTCATAAGACCATTTAGCATCGGCGTTTTCTCGCAACGCATGACACAAAGTCCAATTTTTATCTTCTTTCATTGCACGACTAACATGCTTTTGCCAGCGGACTTTAACAGAGCGCAAAAATGCCTGACCTTGTGCAACGGTTAAACCGATATAGGTATCGCCAGTGTCCTCGCAAATAACACGATATAAAACATGGTTACGGTCAGAGCGCTTTTTACGCAACATATAATCCCACCAAGTAAATTGCCAGCAATACTGAATTAATTAATATAAGAGAATATTCTTTCCACTTAATTGC